TGCCCAGCTCGCACAGTCGGCGAGCGGAGACGCCGGGGGGATCGGCGGTTCGGCGGACCAGAGCCTGCAGCCGCCGGCCCAATCCGGCGCCGCGGCCGAAATCCTGATCGCCACCGGTGCGAGCCTGGCCGCCGAGCTCGCCCAGTTCGGGTCCGGCGTCATCGCCATTGCGGGCGCCGGCCAGCAATCGCTGAATGCGCCGTTCCAGATCGCGCAGGCGCTCCTGCAACCGGCCGGGACGGGCGTGCAGTTCGCCGGCGCCGCGGTCCAGGCCGGCACGGCCGCCGAGGTTGACACCGGCGCCGCCGCGAGCCTGATCGCGGCCCTGACGCAACAGGCATCCGGCGCGCCGCCGTTCCACCAGGTCCCGGGCCGGACCTTCGCGGCGCGGCGCGCCGGTGCCGCCGCCGTGGCCATGACCCGGACCTTTATCGCGAGGCGCTGATGCCCCATGTGCTGCAGACCCCCGGCGAGGCGCTGACCTGGTCGATCGACTGGACCGAATGGCTGGCGAGCGCCGACACCATCGCCTCGGCGACCTGGTCGATCACGCCTTCGGCCGGGGTGACCGTCACCGATCTCGGCGAGAGCAATCCCGTGTCCAGCGCGCGCGTATCAGGACTGACCCGCGGCCAGCAATACCTGCTCACCTGCGACATGGTCAGCACGCTCGGCGAGACCGGCCAGCAATCGATCAGCATCCGGTGCGACCACAGATGAGGGCGGGCCGGCTGAACAGGCGGGTGTCGTTCCAGCGGCTGGACCAGACGTCCGACGAGTATGGCAACGTGAGCCAGGGGACCTGGGCCGAGCTGTTCGCCACCTGGGGGAATCTCCGCGAGACGACGGGGGGCGAGGTGATCGAGGGCGGTGCGCTGCAGGCGCCGATGTCGGCCAGGCTGACGGTGCGCGGCGGCAGCCTGGCCCGGACCGTCAGCGAAGCCGACAGCGCGGTGGTCGATGGTCGGCGCTGGAACATAAGGGGCATCACCAATCCGGACCAGCGCGGGGCCTGGCTGGAGCTGGTGGTCGAGCGGGAGGTGGCGTGATGGCGGTGATCAGATTTTCCGGCAGGCGTCAGATCCTGATCGAGGGGCTGGAGGAGACGCGGCGCGTCTTCACGATGCTGCCGCGAGAAGCCACGGCGCGGATCACCCACGCCCTCAATCTGGGGGCCGAGGAGATCAAGGTCACCGCCCAGGCGCTGGCCCCGGTGGTCACGGGCGAGTTGCGGGGCGCGATCGAGGTCAGGCGTGATCTGGAAGGCTTCGACGCCAGGGGCATCATCGGGGCCTTGCAGGTTGGCGCCGGCGACGACAATGGCCGGGTGCAGCGATTCATCGGCGTGTTCCCGCAATCTCGATCCTCGCCCGGCTGGTACGCGGCCTTTGTCGAGTTCGGCACCTCGGCGCGCGTCAAGGGCGAGAAATTCACCACCGCCGGGGGGCGGAAGAAGCGCTCCGGCAACACCCATCCGGGAACCACGGCGAAGCCGTTCCTGTTTCCCGCCTTTCGGGCCTTGCGCAAGCGGGTGACGTCTCGCATCGCCCGCGAGCTGAAGCGCGCATTCAAGGAAGCGGCCGGGAAGAAATTCGGCAAGGCAGCATGAGCGATTCCACGCTGGAGATCATCAAGGCCTGGGTCGCGGCGCTGAAGGCCGATGCCGGCGTGGCCGCGCTGGTGGGCGCGCGGGTCTACGACCAGCCGCCGCAGGACCCGGCATATCCATATGTCTCGTTCGGGCCGGTCAATGGCGAGCCCTGGGACACCGACGGCAACCTGGGCTGGGAGGCATCGATCCAGATCGACATCTGGTCGCGCGCGCCGGGCAAGCCGGAGGCGGCGCGGATCATGGCGGCGATCAAGGCGGTGCTGCACCGGTCAAGCATCACCATGGACACGCAGACCAGCTATCTGACGATGCTGGAACTGAACCGGATTCTGGACTGGGACGGCGCCACCCGGCACGGCGTGCAGCGGTTCCGGGTGCTGACGCACCAATAACGGCCGACGCCGTTCGCCCTCGACCCGCGCCCTGGGCAAGCGCTTTCTGACTGGAGGAGACCATCATGCCCGCTGGGTTCAATTTCCTGCTCAAGCGCGGAGACGGCGGCGGCCCCGAGGTGTTCACCACCATCGGTGCCCTTCGCGCCAAGACGCTGAACGCCGACGGCGGCCAGATCGATGTGACCACCGACGACGACCGCGATGTCAACGACGTGCTGTGGTCGGTGTTCGAGACCGGCGTGCACGGCTTCGAGATCACGGCGAGCGGGGTCGCGAAAGCCGCCGCAAAGGCCGACCTGCAGGCGATGTACAACGACTTCGCCACCGGCAACGTGGCCAATTACCAGGTGGTGGTGCCGTTCCTCGGCACCTGGACCGTGCCGCTGGTGGTGACGTCCATGTCCATCCCGGCACAGCATGACGATGCGATCACCTTCGATACGACGCTTGTGGCCAACGGCGCGCCGGTGTTCGTCCCGGAGCCGTGATGATCGCGATTCCAAACCTATCGAAAGGAGAATGACATGGCCGCAACCCTGAAGGCATCCGTCCGGGTCGAGCTGACCGCGACTCAGAGGGGCGCCAACGACTTCGATTCCGGCGGCGCGTTCGCGCCCAAGGTGGCCTCGACGCTGAGTTTCGCCAATGGAACCGGCGCCGGACAATCCAATCTGCTGTTCACCGACGAGCGCACCGTCGGTTCCGGCGCCAACGACGACATAGATCTGGCCGGCGTGCTGACCGATGTGTTCGGGGCAACGCTCACCTTCGTGGAGATCACCGGCGTGATCGTCGTCAACGCGCCGAAATCCGGCCCGGCCAACACCACCAATCTGACGATCGGCAACGCGGCGTCCCCGTTTGTCGGCTTTCTCGGCGGCACGGCCCCCACGATCGGACCGCTGCGGCCGGGCGCGGTCTTCGCCATCGCGGCCGGCGACGCGGCCGGGCTTGGCGCGGTCACCCCTACGTCGGCCGACCTGTTGCGCATCGCCAATTCGGCGGGCGCTTCCGCCGTCTACCAGATCGCCATCCTCGGACGCTCGGCCTGATCATGAGCGGCGACGTCACGCTGGACATCTGCGGCCGGCGCATCGTGCTGGCGATGCCGCTCGGCGCCTGGGAGGAGCTCGCCAGGGCCGGACACGACAAGCCCCTAGCTCTCGAAGACGCGCTGCGCGCCGGCCAGTGGACCACGGCGCAGATGATGGACGCGCTGGGCGTGGCGCTGAAGCATGGCGGTTCCGGCCTCGCGGCATCCGAGGTCATCGCCAGGCACGGACTCATGGGCGGCGCCGGGTTCGCCCATGCCGCGATCTTGGCGGGTCTGGTGGGCGAGGACGATATCGGCAAGCGCAAAAAAAAAGAAACGCCGGGCGGGAACAATCCGAATGGCGATTCCGCATAGGCCATTATCTGGAAATGGGCGGCATGATGGGCTGGCGCGCGGCGGATGTGCGGGCGTGTTCGATGGGTGATTTCGCGCCGCTGTTCCGCGGCTGGATGAAGGGCCAGGGCGTCGACCCGGACGACAGCGGCCGCCCGACGCTGGATGATCTCGATGAACTGATCGAAAGGTATGGCTGATGGCCGAGGAAGTTGGCGCTCTCACTGTCCGCCTGGACGCAACCATCGCCGGATTCGAGCGCCAGATGAAGCGGGCGAACGCGATCATGGCGCGCAACATGAAGGGGATAGAGACCCGCTCGGCGGCCGCCGACCGGCGCCTGGAGCGGTTCGGATCGAAGTTCGGGGCAGGCTTCATTTCTTCCGCCGCGCTTGGTACCGCGGCGATTGCGGCGATCGGCAAGGCGATCACGGATGTTGTGCGCAACGGCGACAAGCTGCGCCTGCTTGAAGGCCGGTTCGAAGCGCTTACGGGTTCCGCTGAACGGGCGCGCGGTCTGCTTTCGTCGGCCTTCACCATCGGCGCGGATACCGGCGCGGGCATTGACACCATTGGAGCGTCGCTCACGCGATTCCGGCTGGCCGCCGATACGATTGGCGCAACCGATGAACAAGTTGTCCAGCTTACCAGCAGCATCCTGAAGCTCGGCGCCATCGGCGGCGGATCAACCCAAGAAGTTAGTTCCGGCGCGATCCAGTTGGCGCAGGCGCTGGCGTCGGGCCGGTTGCAGGGTGACGAACTACGCTCGATCCTCGAGAACCTTCCACTGGTGGCCAGGGCGATTGCCGACGGTCTCGGGGTCGGGGTCGGCAAGCTTCGGGAGATGGGCAAGGCCGGAGAGCTGACGGCGCAGACCGTATTCGACGCGCTGCTGTCCAGGACCGACGAAGTCAACAGAAAATTCGAGACCTTGCCGCCCTCGGTCGAGCGTTCCGCGGGCCGCATGGCCAATGCTTGGGTGAAATTCACGGCTGAAATCAACGAGTCGATCAACGCGACGGGAATACTGGCCAGGCTGATCGAGAACACGACTGCAGATCTTGACTTCTTCGCGAATGATCTTGCGCGAGCGCGCGACCCCGGATTGCAGACGGCGCAAAGACAGTTGGAGCTTTCCGGCGAAATTCTGCGGCTTGAGAAGGAAATCGCCAGTCAGACCCCGAACGCGGAAATGCTTGGATTCGGGCGGCGGCTTCGCGACGACCTCGCCGCCGCGCGCGTTGAGATGAACGCCATTATCGCGGCCAACCGCGAGGCATCGGCAAGGGCGAATGTTCCGCCATCGACAGGCCCGACCCGCCGTCCCAACTTTGCCGCCGTCGGCCCCGGCGCGGTCACGCAATCGCCCGTCCCGCCGCGCCGGGATATCGATATCGATTTCGGCGTGCCGTCTTCCAGGGCGAAGGAAGCCGAGACCGCGCGCATCATCGATGGTCTGCGCGAGCGCATCCAGCTGCTCGGCCAGGAGCAGCAGCTGGCCGGGCAGTCCGCCGTTCAGCAGGCGGTGCTGACCGCCGCCTTCGAGAAGCAGCGCATCCTGCGCGAGTTCAACAACGCCGCGGCGCGCGACAACACCCTGCTGACGCCGGAGATGACGGCGCAGGCGCAGGCGCTGGCCGAGCAGTTCGAGCGCGAGGCCGTGGCGCTGGCGGTGCTCAACGACGTGCTTAAGAAGGAAGAGGACGCGCAGCGCGACGCCGCCGAGGCGGCGAAGGAGCACGAGGCGCTGATCAAGGGCATCGCCGACGCCATCACCAACGCCATCACCCAGGCCGACAGCTTCGCCGACGCGCTGCGGAACGTCGCCGTGGCGCTGGCGAACATCCTGGTGCAGGACTTCGCCACCAAGGGCAAGGGCAGCCTTCTGGGCCAACTGTTCAGCGGTGCCGGGTCGCTGATCGGCGGGGCGATCGGCGGCGGGGGCGGCGGCGGACTGCCGCCCGCGATTGTCCCCGGCGCGGCCTCGGCCAAGGGCAATGTGTTCGATCGCGGCAGGCTGACGCCGTTCGCCAGGGGCGGTATCGTCAGCCGGCCGACGGTGTTCCCGATGGCGCGCGGCGCCGGGCTGATGGGCGAGGCCGGGCCGGAGGCGATCATGCCATTGTCGCGCGGGCCGGACGGCAGGCTCGGTGTCAGCGGCGGCGGCGTCACGGTGCAGATCATCAACAACACGCCAGCACAGGTGCGCGAGGAACGGTCCAGGGGGCCGAGCGGGGAAGACGTGCGCAAATTCATCGTCGAGGAAATGCAGAAGGCGACCGCGAATGGTCAGATCGACCGGCAGATGGGAAGCCGCTTCGGCATTTCGCCGCAGCGGCTGGTGAGGTAGCATGGCAGACTGGCCCGCATCGCTGCCGCAAAAACCGCTGATCGGCGGCTGGTCATGGACTCCGCGCGATAACAGGGTGTCGTTTCAACCCGACGCCGGTCCAGCCATCGAGCGCAGGCGCGGCACGGCGGTTGTACATGAATTCGACGCCAGGTTTCCGCCACTGACAAAGGCGCAGGTGGCGGAGTTCGAGACGTTCTATGAGGATACGCTTGTCTCGGGCACGCTGCGCTATTCATGGGACGATCCGGTCAGCGGGGAGAGCCGTGAATGGCGGCTGCGCGAATACAGCATCGCCTGGTCGCGCGAAAGCGGCAAATTCGACCTGACCTGCCGCGTCAACCGGATGCCGGCCGCCTGATGGCGATCGAGCGCACGATCCCGGCGGGCGCCAGGCGCGAGGCCGACCGGGAGGAATCCGCCGACAACCTTCTTGTGTTCCTGACCGTCACGCACAAAACGCTGACCGATCCGATTCTGGTGGTGTCGGACCCTGTGGATCACACGCTCGGCGGCGCGTTGTTCACGGGCTTCCAGTTCGACATCTCGATCCTGACGGACACCGAAGACGCGCCCTTCGCGCAGCTGCGGATCCAGAACGCCGACCGCCGGATCGGCGAGGCGCTGC